ACTCCCTTAATCACTGATAAGATCATTGATCTCATCGGCTAATGTATTAGTAGGAGCTGGTTTAGTCCGAACTCCTCCTGTTGCCCCCGGTAAAACTGGTTCCAATTTCCTTCCAAGCGCCTTAGTCCTAAACTCCTCTACTGTTCCCTGTACAGATTTAAATCCTATAACTTCATTCACTTCAGTAGCTGTTAGTTCAAGAATCTCAGCTAACGTCTTATCCTGATTTCGTGCCTGAACTTCTACCGCAACATTACTAACATAATTCTTAATTTTGCTTAGATGAGGATGCCTAGAATAAAATTCATTAGCAATTTCTCTCTGAGAGTTGTAGGTGCTGACAACTGGTGAAACAAGTTGTGGAATCTCAGACAACACACTCTTACGTGTGAGAGAAGCTTGTGCGTTGAGAACATCTCCCATGAATTTCAGAAAGCCTTCTTTACTATCCATCACCTCTGTAAGGTCCACATCTTTGTACATATCAAGCAAATTCAAAACTGTTTGATCCTGCACAGGAAGACTCTGCACTTGTTGTGGATCAGCTACAGAACCTCCTACAGGTTTTGGTCCTGAAGTCTTATCCAATGCAGCAGTTAATCTTTCAATCGTAGCCTTGAGTTGATCTACTTCAGATAACTCCGTAGGTTTTTCTACTGTAGGAGCTATAGGTACAACAGGCACAACAGTAGACCCTACAACTGGCTCAACAACTACTGGCTCAACCACAGGTTCAATAACCACAGGCTCAACTACAACTGGTTCTACAATAGGCTCCTCAACTACTGAAGTATCATTAAGAAGATCTGCTAAATCTGTTTCCATATTAGGATCAACCCAATCCAAATTCTGCTCTACTACAGTAACCTCTTCAATAGGTTCAGTATTATTCATCTCTTCCATTTTCTAACTCCTCATGTTTAAGATCACTTTCTTTATTACTTAACAAATTCTCAAATATGTTCAGAACCAACTCCAGAGACATAATCCCCCCTTGCGTACGCATAAGATTGTCCCTATCACCATTGACTGACATATCTCCAAATGTATCCTTGATGGATAGAATTCGCGCCACTACTTCATTTCTAAAATCTAAATGTAACTCACTACCGATAAAATCCTTCATTCGGCTAATATCTGTCTGAGGCTTGTAATCCTTAATCTGGTGCAGAAGATCTTCTGATTTCAACATTCTTACATCCCCACAGGTATAAGATTACCAGCTTGAACTCCTTGCTGAACTTCTTGATCTGGCATTATCTTAGGCTGAATTCCAGCACCTTTACGTACAAAATCATTCACGTTCTTAGCACCCAGGTTCCTTGCAATATGCATGAAGATTCTGACTACATCAAAATGCTGAGCAAGTTCAGGAGAGGAGCCTAAGATCTGAAACAACTGTGTCCATGCCTGAGAGTAGTTACCCCCAGGTACTGAACCATCCCTAACTTGTACCCTATAATTAATGTCTAGGTCCATAGGATCAACTTTAATCCTACCGCGATTCACCTGTTGACCATACTCAGCTTGTAAGACTTCTTCCCAATCTCCCGCAATCTTGACAAATTCAGGAGAAGACATTAACTGTCGGTTGTGTACAGCAAAGAATGTTCCTATATCTTGCATCCCCTGCATACCCATAACTCTAACCAATCTCTCCAAACGAGTAATACCACCAGCTCGGGTACCCTGAAACTCTGCACCTGTAAGACGTTCGGGCCCTCCCTGACGCAACGATCCCTGCATTGACTGATCAACTCCAGATATACGTTCCATCCACTGCACAATGAATCCAGAGTCTGCCACATTACCGCGGGTTACATCTGTCACTCCCAACTGTTGAACAATTTTATCTACACCTTTACCCCATGCAGGACGACGAGTCCTAACAAGTCCTCCAGCGCCACGATTCTGTAAATCATGACTATTGACCAGATAAGGGTCATAAATAAGTACGTCATTCAATGCCTTACGTACATTCAGAACGTGAGAGTTAAACATGAAATCTAACACACCCTGCATACCGTACAGCATTTCAATTCGTGAGACAGGGTACATTGAGTATCCGTCAAAGTCAGGTGCCATAACATTGACAGGGAACTTATTGTGATCAAGTCCAGCCGGCCTAGCTTGAATGAGTACCTCGTCTTGAGCCAGTTCAAAATACCACTTCTCTGGATACTTATTTGAACCAAGTCCCCAGTCATTAGGAATGATATCTATGAACATTTTTAACTGGTCGATTGTCTGTGAAGTCCTACTATTCAATCCATCATTAGTGCTTGCTCCGCTACGGGTATTTCTACCGCTGGCGTCAGAGGGATATATTGAGGAAGTTCTCCCTAGCAAAGCCTTCAGATATCTTACATTAAAAATCTGTGTAGGATTTCCCTTCTCTGCACTCAGCAGTTTGAGATAATTAGTCCTATTCAACCATCCTACATATTCTCCTTTCTGGGGTTCAAACACAGGCACAGAAGTATCAGGAAGATATAAGTAAGGATCAATATTATCAAGAGCGTTACCTTCAAACAACAGGTGATCTTTGATATAACGGTGTTCCATAGTTCCGCCAAATCCCATGAAACCCCCAACTTTTTCCTTAACCACTTTCGTCCCATACTCTGTTACCCATGTAGGTGTTGATACTCCAAAGCCATAAGCGAAGGCGTCTCTAGCTTGTGTATGCAGGTTGAGTCCTACCTTATTTTTACTACACTGAATGTCAATTATCTTCTCCAATAATATAGAACCCACTACTGAATCAGGATCAGTTCCTTCGTACCTGAAGTAAGGTTCTTGAAGGAATGCCCCTACGAAGTAAGATAGAAGAGTTTCCAACACAGTATATGAGTTAGGAAAAACAATACTTACAGGCTTCCTAGCATCCTTCTCCTTAAGTAATTTCTCCTCCTCATCTACTTCAATATAAGCAGTAAGAGTGTGATCTATTTTAACCCAATCTTTATGTCTGTTAGACATAGTACGTGAACTGTCGTAGGCTCTCTCCAGCAACATATCTCGAAGTCTGTTATGAAGAGGATTTCCCGGGGTAAGGTCAATCCCGTCAGGATATTCATAACTCAAATCCTTCTCAGGTTTGAATGTAGTTCTTTTAAAACTCTTATCTCCAATTGCAATAGCAGGCATTTTTAAGTTTCCCTTATTTTGCTATGTTTAAAAATTTAATGTAGCAATTAAATTAAAAGACCCATTCTGTCACTGGGCATAAATCCATCTTCATCATCAAACAATTCAGTATACTCATCTTCTTCCAACTCATTCTTATATGTCTCAGGGTCATCAGTTGGATCAAAATGTACACTCTGACTGTCCATTATATGAGTAATGTATGCTGCGCCGTCCATCACGTCCCAAAGTTTACTACGAGGGAATCCCAGGAGTTGCATCTCAAGTGGACCACAATTACTTTTATTATGATACATGTAGCCCAACCTGTAGAGGGGTGCAAGAGTTTTAATTCTCTCAATCTTCCCCTTCTCATTCTGCCCTTTCTTAGCCTGCAACTGAAGGAGGAGAGGGAAGATTCCCCTCACCCTACACTCACTCTCGATAGGTTGAATGATGAACTCGTTGAGACCGGTAACTTCGTAGCCCAAGATGAATGACTTAAATTCCAACACTTGTCTAAACATCTCGTTGTAAATTTCATCAGGATACATTCGTGCAGAAACAATCTCCCTAAAGAAAATACGCCGTGAACTTCTATCTACAGCAATTGTCTGCACAGAAGTTTCAGCACTCTGAATCTTCACAGTTTTGGCCGGATCAACTATGGTCACATGAAGAAGGTTTCTAGTTTTAATTTCAATCCTTTTCTCTTTATTCTCACCAGCCATTTTCTCATACACAACAAGTTTATCTTTTTGGTCTTCAAAGTATCTAAAATATTCTTGCTTGAATATTGCATCTTCGAGGGCAATAGGAATATTCATCCTTTCCATATAAAATGAATCAAGAGTTCCTAAGCGTCTATGCTCCTCAACTTCTTCCAACACCTCAGCATCAGTCATGTAGTTCTGATCTAATGACTTGTAATTCTGGTCACATATAGACAGTTGGACAGAGGCCCAATCAGGAGAATCCAGAAGATCAACTAAGAGGGAGTCTTCATGCTTAATGGTGTCTATATAAATAAAGATACATCCATCCCCAT